TCTTTACCTAAAGCATGAGCACGTGCCTGAGGTAAACATTTTGGTTTGCCTTCACCAGGGTCTCTTGCACAATCACCTTTGATATTGCCTTTGGTGTCCATGCGGACCCATTTTTGTTTAAACCATTTTCTTAAATCTTCAGTTACTTCGGTTTCTTCTCTGTAACCTCTCATAAGTTTTCTATCTCTATTCCACTTTTCAAATTCACGCGACTTTGAATATGATATTAAACTGTCTGTTGATAATGTATCAGGTTCGATACCTAACGATAGTATATACTGTTTTAATACAGATGTTCTACTCTCAGCAATATTGGATTTTGTGGACCAAGGATCCATAGGATTAGTACCAAAGGTGGTAGGAGGTGCCACCTTTGTTCGTACAATTTCCTTGAATTTTTTGGACATTAATATCCTTCTTTGTCCAATTTTTTGGCTTCGGATGTTGCACCTGCTTTACCCATCATCGTTTCGTTTTTAACACGGTCAAATGCAGATTTTGCAGCACTTTTGATACGATCCAAAGAACCTGTGCCTTTTGTTTCAAGTTTCACTTTGTAACTGGTATGTTGATTTGAATCGCCGCCAGCAATACGTCCTTTTAGTGTGTCGGTAGTTCTGACATTTGGATCAACTTTTTCTGTCACTTCTTCATTTTGTTTTCTTAAATCCATCTTTAAGTGACCAGCATCTTTTGCTGCTTTAAGTACAGCAGTACGATCTTTATAACTTCCGTTAAATGTATCTTTAGTTAGATGTGGTTTGTATAGATTATGATGTTGCGGTTTGATATGCTTCAATAAAGCAGCGCCTGCTGGATGTAATGTGTCTTCCATTCCTTCTTCAACATATTCTTCATTCTTCCGACCAGCCATCATTGCTTTTCTTTTAGCAACTAGATCGGCAGCACTAACCTTTCTTGCACCTTTGACAATTGGATTACCTTCTTTGTCTTTTGGTAATGATGCAAGATGTAACTTTGCAGCCATTGTGCTGTGTCCAGGAACAACTGCACTAGGATCAGTTTTAACATCACCAACAGTTTGGTCTTTTGGTGGTTCAACCATTTTTTCATCATCGTCAGGTTGTTTGCCATATTTACCCATTTTACCAGCGATTTTTCTACCCTGGCCAACATCAGATGCTTTAGGTTTAAAGTCTCCGACTTTTCCTCTATATTTTGCAGATGATTGATAACTTGCTTCCGCTTCGTTGACTTTTTTCTCACCGCGAAGCATTTTAAAATCCTGAGAATCTAATTTACCGTTACGATTCTTATCAAGTTTTACCTGACCACCTTTTAATTCTTCTGTTTGGTCATCTTTATCCTCGTCAGGTTGATCCATAACCTTTTTAACGGCTTCGATCAAATCTCTAGATACTAAGTCTTTTCCGAATTTAGCAAACATTTTTTACTCCTTAATTAGCAATTCCACTTGCGTAACGATTTATTAATTCTTGAATCTGGATCATTTGCCGTTTTAGAAGAAGTTAATTTTGATTTCATACCGCTCATTCTTGCACAAAATGATTTTCTTCTATTTGCAGCTTTACTACCTTTCTTCAACTTTGATGGTGGTGTTGTGACTGCCATACTTAATTTTGATCCAGGATGTTCTCTGCGATAAGAAGCAATTCCTTTTCTATTTAAACCACCTTCCGGATCTTTACCAGCACTTCTTTGCCATGCAGCAACTTCATGTAAAATATCTTCGCCTAATTTTTTCTTTAACCCGGCAATGAAATCATATTCATCCATAGTCAAAACACCTTTATTACGAATGTTAATTAGTCTTTCGACCACACGGTGTAATTCCATATCTGTTTTAACATCTTCTTTGGCCAACTCCAAAACTCTAATCAATAATGGTATATCAAAAGTGACAGAATCTTTTTGGTCGACCTTTTCCGTAATAAAAGTTTTAAATGATTTCATTTTTTTATTCTTAGTTATATTGTTGTATTTATTTCTTTTTCTTTTTCTTGTCAATTACAATACCCGAAGTCAACGGATTTGCTAATGTTTGCATGGGTTCTTTATTACTTGATCCTCCCAATACACCACCAACACCCATATCAGAGTAACCAGGATCATCAATTGCCTCTCTGTATGTAACATCACCTAAACCTGACATTGGATAAACTGTACCTTGTTGACGGGTATCAAACTCGCGTCCAAGTCCAGCAGTATTTCTAAGTCTTGCACTAATTGTAGGTGCATCTTTTAAACCTTTGGACTTCATTGTCTTTTCTTTATTATTGTCCATACTAAATTTTGTCTGTCTAGGTTGAGGACTGACTGTTAATGTTGGATTTGATTCCGTATAAGTTCTGAATGTGTAACTAGAATTACTTTTAACATCACCATCTCTCACATCGTCAATTTTTCCCATCTTTCTTGTGAGTTGCATAACCGGACTATTGTTTTCTTTTGCGTGTTTTTTCAATTTCTCACTAAACATAGATACTTTTTCTTCCAACAAATCTTTATCCAAGAACTTATTATTTTCTGTGTAAATATCTGTAATACTTTCTTCTAACGATTCCATATCTCCATTATTGTCAAATATATGAAAAGTATCAAATTGTTCATTGAAGTGTTTCTTGTTTTCGTTACACTTAATCCATTTATCGTGCCTGACAGATTCGGACACCATTCTCTTTAAGTTCATATTTCTTTCTTTGCTGACTTCATCTGTTGTGTGTACAAAAATCATCATTGTTTTGTACCCTAGATTTTCCAGTTCTTCTTTGATTTGCGTAATATTTTCATAATCATCTGCTGGACCATTGATAATCAAAGGACCTCTGGACCGAACGGCCTCAACTTTTGGATCCATAGAATTAAATGCTCTTTTATGTACGGCATTTAATACATTTAATACCTGACTGAAATTCATTTCAACTGCACGTTGTTCTGCAATGCCTTCACGAATCACAACATCTTTACCGGAACCTGGACCACCGGTAACAAATATGGCCTTGTATTTTCCACGATTAACATCTTCATGCAAACCCATACCTTTACGAGTATCATGCATTAATTGTTTTGCGTGTTCATCTGATACATGAGATGGAACACCTTGCCTGAAAGAAGAAAAGTCTTTATTTTTTGCGTGTTCTCTCATTTTTGAACCAGACATACCTTCTGTACCCTCGGCATCTGGATCACGGTGACCAGCGGAACGGACTTCTATTTTCTTATAATTGAATGCATGACCATTATATTTGTGCAAAAGTTTATGATATTCTTTGACACGGTCTGATCCTGCAACCATAATTAAATGGTCATGTCCTGCAGCATTTAACTTTGCAGCGTGTTGTATAAATGAAGGATGTTCTTTTGATGCGGCAACAAAATTTGTTTTTGGTGAATATCTTTTGAGAGTTTTTATTTTCTCTTTTGCCGATAATGGATTCTTCTTTGCATCTTGTGAATGTGAAGCAACAACAACATGGTGCGCGTGTTCTTTATCGGCGATTTCATGAACTTTATCGATTAACTTCATATGTCCTGTTGTCGGAGGATTCATCCGACCAAAAGCCATAACAACCTTTTTATGTGTCTTTTCTTCTTCAGCAATTAATTCCAAAAACGATTTCATTTTCTGACCTTTAAAAGATTGGCTTTAGCAAATTCTGCACGATCCACCAATTTAGTTGGTTTACCAGCATGATTAATAACAAACCCTTCTGGACCTGTTTTCTTACCTTCAATATGGTGTTCCAATCCGCCTTCATGTTGTTGAAGCGTATTTACCAATACATTTTTCGCTTGTTGTAAATGGTGGTGCATCTTTAACAGATTATTATAATGATCTTTGTTGTTTTCTATGTGGTTTAAATGCGTATTAAGTATGCCTCTTTTCCGTGTAGTTCCGGCTGGTGTTTTCAACTTTGCAATTTCTTTTTCGGATTTAACTTGAATGTGCTTTTTAAGGCCTTCTACTGAAGGTGTCTGATCTTTTCTGACGGTATCGTTGATGTAAGTTTCTAAATGATTGCCTTCACCTTGATGAGGTTCAGTTGCTTTATACATTTCTTTACCGTGTTCATCATGTATCTTTTTAGCTGCATCCATGTGTTTATGAAATGCTTCTTGGTCATGTTCCGAATAATGAACTTGTCTTGTGTCATGGTTGGGTGATTTTTGCCAAACGTCAGGATGATGTTGAAAGTTGTGCAAATCTGGATGCGAATCTGCCTTCATCGACGCAATATCTTTGCCGTGGTACTGTGTATGCACCACAACTCCCATTTTGGATTTTTTTATTTTGTCTGCATCATCACCTTTTGCGGTATAGGTGATTGTGTTTGGTGTAAAAGATACTTTACCGTTCTTATGATGTTTTAAGTCATCATGTGTGTACATCAAGTCGCCTTGATACACTCCAGTTTTTGGTGCAATCTTTTTAAGATGATTTAACGACGCATGTAGTTTATCGACTAATCCTGGCGCATGGCCATGATTTTTTAAAATATCCGCGTGAGTATAATTGATTTTTGGTGTTTTATTAAACGCAGACTTTGACGCAACAAAGAATTTACCGTTTTCTGGATGGTGTCCAAATACGACTGATGGTGATCCATCATATTTCATTGTAAGTGCAGAACTATTTCCGCCAGACTTAATGTGTTCGTGTGCCTGCATTAAGGCACCGTGAGTGTGTGAGAACCCTTCTGATCCATGTAATATTGGACGATCTTCAGCATGAGCAATATGCTTTAATTTATCTTCTTCTGCTTCTTCCTTCAGAAAAAATAAAAATGATCTCATTAGTTTCCTTTGCAAAACACTTTGATTGCGGTTTTATTATTTATATAACTTTTAATCTAA